ATTAATTTACTATTTTTGTACTATGGTAGGACTTATACTTTTTTTACTGATAATAATGGTCTCGGCTTTTATTAGGAAAGTCAATAAAGATAAGGACCACCCTTTTAATAAATTCTTAAATGATAGGAAAGAATAAAAAAATAGTTATAAAAAATTTTTTGGATACTCATTACAGTGATTTAGTGTGTAGCCCAAAAAATCTTTGTTATCATAAAGAGGGTGAAGTATATTTTGAGTTCCAACCTAAAGAAGAAATAATATTTCTTAATTGGATAAAAATGGTGAAACCATTAATTGGAACATTTAATATTAATGACAACGATCCTGAAATATTAAGTGAGTTGTATAATATTATGGAGGAATGGTTTAAAGAAGAATATAATGTGGTTGGATCAATAACATAAAAAAAATGAAAGTATTATTTTTAGATAACGATGGTGTAATTTGTCTCTCTAATAATTGGGGCGGACGAAAGAAAAAATGGGCAAAATACCGTTCAGCAAATCCTGATTCATCACCAAATGTGAAGGAAGCACCTGTTGAATATCGTTTTGATGATTTTGATAAGAAGGCTATCAAGTTATTAAATGAGATTGTTGAAGAAACAGGATGTGAAATTGTTGTAAGTTCAGATTGGAAACTACACGCTACACTTGAAGAACTTGGTGATTACTACGAAAGTCAAGGTATTACTAAACGACCAATTGCGTTAACGCCAAACATTCAGAATTGTACTGCACATAGTGATTTATTTATATGGTCACCACGATGGGAGTTAGAACAAACACGAACCGTTGAGATTCAACAATACCTACACGATCATCCTGAGGTTACTCACTGGGTTTCAGTTGATGACCTTGATATGGGTAAGAATGGCGAACCTTGGAAAGATGATTGGGCAATTAGTAATTTCGTTTTAACTCCAAAGTCTAATGAGGGACTTAAACAATGTGGGGTTAAAGAAAAGATTATTAAATTTTTGAAAGATGAATAAAGAAGAAATGGATAAGTTTTTGGAATCGATAGGTGGTCTTGAGAATGGATATTATTCAGATAGACCACCTATTAAGGGGTCTGGGTTCTTTAGTGTTGGTGTTGGGTGGTATCCGTTAATTAAGGATCTAATAAGTGATCTAATAGAGTTAGGTTGGGACAAACAAACTTGTCAGGTTAAAGAAAAGTTTGGTGGATTAAGATTTTATATTAATGGTGCTTCAGATGGGGTACATAAAAGAATAGGGGTTGCGGAGAAACTAAGTTATGAAACTTGTGAGACCTGTGGAGAAAAGGGAGAATTAAGAACAAATATAGGTTGGTACACAACATTATGTGATAAACACTATGAAGAACATAAATCAAATATTCAAAAATAATAAACATCTGATGGATGAACCTGAAGTTCAGGAACTTGTTGATTATACAAGAGAACTTGAGGAAATGGTACTTCAAAGAAAGATTGAAGATTCATACGATAAGGAACATATGTTAAAAACCATGTTATCTGACATACTAACAAGTTGTCGTGATATGGAAGAAACGAATAAAATGTCTGAAAGATATCCTGATATGTATGAGAAATCTGATGCCGAATCTTTAGTTAAAAATTTAAAGAATTATATTATGGATATGAATTATAAGAATAATTTAAGAATATGAATAAGATAACGTTGAGTGAGAATTGTTTTGGTGTTGATGTAGAGATAGATGATGAATCTTTATTTACTCACGAATATGAAAAAAGAACTCCTGAGTATGTTAGTGATCTACAGGATAAAATGATTGATTATTTAAAAGTAATAAAAAATAAATTAAGTATGAATGATTGGGGTGAAATTGCCCAAATGATTATAGATAAAGGTGATGAGTTTGAGTATGACGTTGAAAATTCAATGGACTACCAACCTTGTGATCAATGTGGTAATTGGAATCATAATCATATATATAACAGAAAGAAAAATGACTAGAGTAAAATTATTTGTAATTGATGAAAAACCATATCTTGGATCAACTGAAGAGATATTTGTTGGAGATGAGGCAATTGTAACCGTGAACGGACAATACCCAATGATTGTTAAATGTGAGAACGAGATCGTATTAAATTTGATTAAGGATCCTAAATTAACTTTAACTAGAAGTTTTAAGATCCATACTAAACCTGAGAGATTGAATTTAACTCCGGAAGATATTGATAAAATATTATCGGTAGACGAAGGTGTGTGTGAAGTTGAAATGGTTAATGGTGGCATCAAATTTGTATAAACATCTATTATGCAAAAATTAGAAAGTATTATACAAATCACATCAATGTTATTAACATTTGTTTTATTAACCATTCATATGGTTGTGGCAAAAATAAAATCCGAAAAATAATTTATTTATCCGTTTAAATTTCATATCTTTGATAAAAAATAAGATATGATAAAAAAGGCCGAAATATTAAGTCAGGAATTTAAAGTAACATTTGCTCAAGATGCGGATTGTAATTCTACTGAAGATCAGTTCTTAACAATCAAAACCGATAATGGTGGAGGTGGGGATTTCTACGTCATTGAAACAGAAAGATGGGCTTTTGATTCAATTGATGAGTTAGTTGAGTTAATCAATAAGTTCAAAGAGAAACACGAAAAAATCAAAGAAGAAAATTTATGAGAAAATTAATTTTAATTATGTTATTGGTCTTAACTGCCTGTACATATAAAGAATATAAATACGAAATTCATGGTAAAGTATACGTACCAACATCAGGACCAAACCCAATGCACGATGCAATATGGTTTACCGACACAATTAGTTTTGACGGAGACACAATATATTACTTCAATAGTGATGGTTCTGAAGTAAGAATTAAACCACCATATATTTTAAAAGAACACAAGAAATGAAAATAGGAATAACTTGTTCTTGCTTTGATTTATTTCATGCAGGACACGTAAAAATGTTAGAAGAGGCAAAAACACAATGTGATTATTTAATTATCGCATTACAAACAGATCCAACAATTGATAGACCTGAAAAGAATAAACCAATACAATCAGTAGTTGAAAGATATGTTCAATTAAAAGGTTGTAAATTCGTTGACGAGATCATACCGTATGAAACTGAAAAAGATTTAGAAGACATTTTCAAGACATTAAAATTAGATGTGAGAATCATTGGTGAAGATTATAAGGGTAAGGATTTTACCGCAAAACAAATATGTTTAGATAGAAGTATTGTACTATACTACAACGAAAGAAAACACAATTTCTCAAGTACTGAACTTAAAAAAAGAATTAATGGAGGTAAAAAATGAAAGAGAAAGATTTAGAAATAATATTGGTTGGTTTACTTGGAACTGTCGCAATAGTTTTGTATATTTTGAATTACGTAATACAATAAAAGATAAATGAAGTAGATGTTTAAAGTAGAAAGGTTAGGAACATGGGGAGTCATCATACTAACAATGATTTATTTGATAGTTATAAACACATTTTTTGAATATGTTATAAACAGAGAAATAAATTCAGTAATCCAAATCGTGGCGGTATTAGTAGCTTTAGCTTACACGGTTTTCACATTAAAGCTAATAATTAATTTAGTTTATAATATTATAAAAAAAGAAGAAGAAAATGATTAGTACATTAATTTTTATTACAGGTTTAATTGCGGCAATCCTCATTGCATTAAAAACACGAGGAACTATGTTTAAAGTTGAAGCAGACCGATGGGGAGACAACAGAGAAACATTTCAAACAAGTTGGTTAATCAAACCTATCGGGGTTTTTGTGTTCAGTTTAATTTTATCAATGATCCAACCATTTGCCCTTGAGAAAGTGGATAGTGGGTACAAAGGATTAAAAGTTAGTTTGGTTGGATCTCAACGTGGGGTAACAAACTACCAGTACAAAACAGGATGGGTGGTTTATAATACTTGGACAGAACAAATGTTAGAGTTTCCTACGTTCCAACAACACATTGAGTATGATGACCAACAAGTAATTACAAAAGGTGGATTCCCAGCAACTATTAAACCAACATTTAACTACTCTTTGAAAGAGGCAAATATTGGAGATATGTTCGTGAATTTACGATTGGATGTAAAACAAGTTGAACAAGGATGGTTGAAAAACGCGATCATCGGAGCCGTGAATGACGTGGCTAACACTTGGGAAGTTGATAGTATCTTTGGACACAGACAAGCATTTGAAGCATCAATCGTTGCTGAGTGTAATGTGAGGTTATCTAAATGGTTTAACGTATCACAATTACGTACCAACATCACACCACCTGAAGCGTTACAGGAATCTATTATTGCTAAAACAAAGGCGATCCAACAAGCTGAGGCTTCTGAACAACAAGCGTTAACTGCAATTGCTGAAGGTAAACGTAAAGTTGCGGTGGCTCGAGCTGACTCTGCGGAAATGATCATTAATGCTTATGCTGCGGCACAAGCAATCAAGATTAAACAAAATCAGATTACTCCAATGTATATTGAGTATTTGAAAGCACAGGCTTGGGATGGGAAATTACCAACAACAATGGCAGGTAGTAGTGGAATGTTTTTGAACTTAAATAAAAACTAATTAATATGCAGACATTAGTTTTTAATACGAGAACAAAAACGGTTCAATTGTTGGATGGTCGTAGAGAAGGATCTAATACTATTGAATATTTTGAAAATGTACCGACAGTGAAAATTGAACAAGGGTATTATGAAGTCATGAAAAAAATGGATGAGGAATCTACCACAGTTATTCCTGTCTTAAGAGTACCAATTTCAAACACAAACATGGTTATTATTAAATAATCAAACTTATTTTAGTAGAAACCCCAATCTTAGGTTGGGGTTTTTTATTTTAAAATTTGTATTTATATAAAAAACAACTATATGAGAAACTACGTGGACTTATCATCTTATTATCCCACTGAGATTAATTTCGGTAAATACAATTTAATACAAACTACCGGTAAAATGGTGTCGGCTCAGAATATAATAAACTTCTATGGGAAGGGTAATTTTGTTAATGAGTTTCCAACACAATACACTCTTAGAAGAAATCAAAATGAATATGTAATGGATAGTGGACCATTTGAAATGGTAACAAATAAAAATTTTTTAGATAACGTTAATGGTGATGTATTAATAGTTGGTTTAGGTATTGGTTTAATAGTGTATCCTTTATTAAATGATATTAATATTAATTCTATAACCATTCTTGAGATTGATCAGGATATTATAGATTACATTGGTGGTATATTAAAAGAAAACGATTCTTTAAATAAGGTTACAATTGTTAAAGGTGATGTTTTCCAATACCACACTTTAATACCAACACAAAAATTTGATTATATATATTTTGATTTCTGGGATGCTTTAACTAATGATGCTTACGATGAAATGACAACATTAAAACAATTATATGGTAACAATTTAAAAAACTCTAGTAGTACCATACATTGTTGGTGTGAAGATATAAAGGACTTACTTATTTTAGAAATTTAACACTAACCCCAATCTTTTTAGGTTGGGGTTTTTTATTTAGAAAAAAAATACTATATTTGTAATATGTTTAAATTCTATGAAGTCGGGGGTAAAATTAGGGATGAGATTTTAGGTCTTCAATCCAAGGATGTGGACTATGTTGCGGTCCCAAGCGAATCCTTATTGGAAAAGTATAAAAGTGCTCACGAAATGTTTGTGGTATTGGAGACATTTCTTTTAAATGAAAAGTTTGAGATATTCCTATCAACACCTGATTGTTTTACCATCAGAGCAAAGTTCCCGAAGGATCACAAGTATCAGGGAGTTGCAGACTTCGTAATGGCTCGTAAAGAGATTGGGTACGTGGAAGGAACAAGAACTCCGATCGTTATACCAGGAACCCTTAAAGACGATTTAGAACGTAGAGACTTTACCGTCAATGCAATGGCTAAAGGGGATGATGGTAAGATCATTGATTTATTTGATGGAATGAATGATTTAAAACGAATGGTTCTTATAACTCCACTACCACCTGAGCAAACATTTAATGATGATCCGCTTCGTGTTTTAAGGGCAGTAAGATTTGCAATCACAAAAGGGTTCAGTTTAAAATTTTTAGATTACTACATCAACAACTATGATTATGAAAATAAGATGAGTGTAGTATCAACAGATAGGATCCGTGAAGAATTATATAAGTGCTTCAAACACGATACGATGGGTACGTTAGATATGTTGAATGACTACCCAACTTTAAAGAGATATATATTTGAGAATAAATTAATGTGGTTAAAACCTACTAACGAACAATAAAAATTATTATATTTGTGATATGAGTAAGATAGATTGGATTTTAGAACAACACAAAAGTACGAATCATCAATATGATACGTATCTTCCATATGAGTTCCATTTAAGAATGGTTTCAAACACCGCACAGGAATTTATTGAATCTGTACCAGATAGAAATGATGGGGAAACTTCATTTAGAGGATCAGTGCTTATGGCGGCTTGGGGTCACGATTTGATTGAGGACACTCGTGTATCATACAATGATGTGAAGAATCATTTGGGTCAAGAAGCCGCTGATATCATCTACGCTCTTACTAATGAAAAAGGTAAGAACCGTAAGGAACGAGCAAACGACAAATATTACGAAGGTATTAGAAATACACCAGGAGCTGTCTTTGTTAAGTTGTGTGATCGTATTGCTAACGTACAATACTCAAAGATGACAGGTAGTCGTATGTTTGAGATGTATAAAAAAGAGAATAATCATTTCTTAGATAGTCTAGGATTTGTAGAAGGACACGGACATCCGCTTGGAGATATGTGTCATTATTTGGAAAATTTATTTGAAGATTAAGTTATGGAAAATAGAAGTAGACATTACGGAGACGTAGAGAAATGGGTAAGAAAAGTAATTGACTCTTGTGAGACATATCAACAAACTTTTGCCGCAAGAATTTTAGTCCGCAATTTTGAAAAACAAATGGATCGTAATAAAGTTGATCGTAATTTGGTTTGGTCTGTTAGGGCTTCTTTAGATTTAGAGTTAAGTTTTAAACGAGATGAATTAATGAAAAATAAATAAAAATTATATAAAATGGAAAATAAGATTGATAAAATTGCTATTGTTATTGGGATTGTAATCGGATGTGTATTCGGGTCAATGATGTCTTACTCAATGTTGAAAGATGCTAAGAAGTGTGAGTTATTGGTTGAGGAGAACAAAATGTTAAGAGATATGTTATATGAGGAACAAAATCCTCAATACTAATATATGTTGGTATTAAAAATATTATTTATAAAAACATAATAATGATTGATAACATAGAACAAATAAAAGGATTACTTAACTTTGAAAACAAAGGTGACTTTTATATGCTTTACGTTTTTAAACGAAAGAAGGACCAACCTGAAGGGGAAAGAGATAATCACCAGTCAGTTAGAACAATTAAATCATATTGTATTGAATCCATTGAACACTTGGATCGTAGGTATGATGAGATTAAACAACTTTGTGAGATGTTTAAGGCTCGTGCTTATATCCACGTTCAAAAACAAAATCATACGGACGTGTCATTGAATATGATGGTTGATCTTGCTAAAAGAATACAAGACGGTAATCATAAACAAAAAGGTTTATTTGATTCTGTTGTGGGACAAGTTAAAACACAAGAGAAACGTTGGATTGTTGATATCGATACGACCGACTATCATGCGGTTACTGAAGTGACACAATTTATAAACTATCTCAGACCTGAAGGGCCAAAAGTTGAAATGGTAATACCAACTAAGAATGGGTATCATTTAATAACAGGTAGATTTGATGTTAAAACATTTAGTGAAAAACATCCGGACATTGACATTCAAAAGAAGAACCCAACATTATTGTATTACCCAAAAAGTTTAGATGATGAATTATAAAGAATTAAAAAGAAAAGAATTTTTATTTGAGATTATTGATGATGTCATCGATGGTATGGATGTTTATAATCATAATGGATCTCTTTGGTTAATTAAAACTGAAGAATTAAAATGGGCAATTGAATTTACCAAAGATAAAATATTGTGGTATAACTACAATTTATTTAAAAATTTATTTAAGGCAATTTCTTTAGATATTTCGGAAAATCAAAAATATGTAACTGAATGGTTTGAATCAAGATTTTTGAATAAACCAAAGGTGTGGGCCACTTTTAATCACGCAATTGATAGCAACCAAGCCGTTGAAGACACCATCCAAAATGGGGTGAAACACACCCAAGGGGATCAACAACCATTTCATATTGACGTTGAAGATACCATTGAAAATGGGGTGAGAGATATTTCCCCAATGACACAATATGCTGATTGGCAAGTTGAAGAAATAATTCAAAATGGTGTGAAGGAAACTTTAAGTACTGCGGGAAAACCATTGAGGGTTGAAGACACCATTCAAAATGGGGTAAAAGAGACTATTAGTACACTACGGCGTACTGCTAAGTGGGGTGTTGATGACATTATTCAAAATGGGGTGAAGGAAATCAGATCAAATAAAGGATTGATAACTTCCTACAGACAAAATCACAAGGCCAAAAAAACTATTGAAAATGGGGTGAAGGACACCAAACCAATGGATGAGTGGGTAAATGCTGAAAGTATTATTGAAAACACAATAGAGTATGGTGTAAAAGAAACCTGTGAAGATGTGTATCACCATAAAGGTAGAATCGGTGGTGTGATTAAAAATGGAGTTAAAGAAGTCCAACCATTACCAGCACAAGATGGTAATAGAGATTGGGGTAACTATTATTTCGGAAAGCAAGATAGAACAAAACCTTTTAATGATTATCTTAATGACGCAATTAAATACGGTAAAAAAATATAAAAATGGAAATAGATAAATTTGAACAAGCAAAAAAAGTTAAAGAAGATCTTGATAGATTGGAAAGACAAAAATATAAATTAGAATCCGCACTTAAATCTTGTGGTTTGGGTGTTACAATTGGATTTAATTATCAAGGAGCATTCAATAGAAAAGGAGAGGTAAGTGTTTATAACAAAGAACTTATTAAAGAGATGGTTTCCAAAGAACTTGACAGGTTAAATAGTGAAATAGAGTTAGTAAAAAAAGAATTTGAATTATTATAATGGAAATAGATAAACTACATCAATTATGTAAGTATATTTATGATTCTTCCATTATGAGTTATAATATGAAAACTAATCCTACCAAACAGATCCTTAATATTAAAGAGATGGTTCGAACTTACATTAGAACTGAGGTCACACCTTGTGAACTAACGGATCAGGAAAAGTTGTCTTACATTTTGGATAATGAATTAAAAATAACGGAGGCAGTTATGAACGGTCATCAAGCAAGTAATGGTGATGAATATCAGGAGACAAGAGTTAAGATTAGGCAATATAGGATAGAATTAGGATTAATAAAAAAATAGAGTTATATTTGTGATATGGGTAAAGTAAAAATATATTTAGATGATGTTCGTACGCCAGTGGATCCAAGTTGGATCGTTGTTCGTTCTTACGATGAGTTTGTTCAAAAGATAAACTCAATTGGTATGGAGAACATTGAATTAATATCGTTAGATCACGACTTAGGTGACAGTGCGATGGCAGAATGGCACTACGGTGTTGTGAAAAACTATACAATCAATTACGATAACATTACCGAGAAAACCGGTATGGATTGTACCAAATGGTTGGTTAACCAATGGTTAGATGGTAAACCTGTGGTGGAAGTTGTGGTTCACTCAGCAAATGCCGTTGGTAGTGGTAATATGATGGGTTACATCAACAATTACAGACACTTAAATAGAATGCCTCAGAATTGTGTTAGAGTGCAAATTGAACATACAGTATGATGATGACCGAAGAAGAAAAGGATAACAGAATAAAAGAACTTGAGGAATTTCTTGAAGATGTTATTGAACATCCTTATATGTACGGATCACA